CTTGCTCGTCGGGGGTGTACCCGAAGGCGAGGTAGAACGAATACCTCGCGGCTGCACAAACTGGTTGCTCCTTCCTGCTGGAGAGTTTTGATAGATTGTAGAATCCGCTTGCAAATTCCTTCGACTTGTGGATCTTTGCTTTATCCATGCCGTTCCTGTGTAAACACTTGTAGTACTCCTGTTTGACCGGGATCCCACCGGTGAGGCTCAGCCCACACTCTCCTACTGCGCGGATCCATTTGCGCATTGTGTTGGCAGTGTAGAAGGGGGTGATGGAGTGGCTGTCCTTGCTCATTGACACAGTTGGGTTTCGGACCATGATGTATTGATGCCCATCAAAAACTGGTTGCATCTGGCAGAATTCGACTTGTTCAGTTATGTACTTGGGAGGTTCAGCGACAACTTCAAAGCCATAGTCAAGGAAGTGACTGTACAAGTGCTCTCGTACCACGTCCTCATCATCCACCGGGCAGATGAGCACATTGTCGTCACCATTGTTAACCAGCTCTGCAGCGATGCCGAGCTTGTCCACCAAGTCTTGCGTGATTAGCGCTGCCAAAATGCAATTTCCCAGTGACGTGTTCATGTCACCGGACATCCTACATCAGTCAACATTATACTTGAAGAACCCATCACTAGCGTATGCAGTTCCAGTGTTGTGGATCTGCCATTTAAGCAGGGTTTTCAAGCGTTCTGGATACCCATGTATCTTCTTGTAGATGGAGTGTTCGTACTTGAGTGCGTCCACAGAGACGTGTTGATCGAACCTGGAGGCGTCGAATCCAATGGCGCAGGGTCTGGGGTATTTGCGCATCTTCTTGTGGATTTCGTTTCCCATTGCCTCTACAGACATCCCTTTAAAAATGGTTTTCGACCCCCAGAGGTGGTCTATTGCCTTGTAAATGGGATGTTCGATATGCTTCAGATACCTGCCCAATTCAACGTTATAACGTGGGTCACGTGGTTGAATGACTCGGGGGCAGGGATCTGGCTTCAGGGTGAGATTAAGTTTCTCCGCTTTGACAAAAGTTTTCAGGTACGCATCGCGAGGACACACCGCTCTCTCGGCGAGGGAATCAACTGCCGCACTATACGTGGCCAATTTGGGACCAGAGTAGTACGCCAGGAACTTCTCATAAGAGATTGGGGAACTCGCACCAACATACCTTACTAGGGTTTTGCGGTACTTGTGTAGTCGCCTGAAGTGCCCAGGGAGGGGCTGCGGCGTGGGTATAAAACTGGGGTCAGTATCCAGCACTTTCTTTGGATTCTTGACACAAAATACCCGTTCCATGAGGCCGCGCTCTAAGTTCACCGCACTATTGTTGTGCAAACCGAAAGTATACTGGTCTCCCATGCCAGCGACCCTGTAGATGCGGCGAACCTTGTGGTCAGTATCTTTAAAGTGGCACCTGAGTTGGCGTGTCCTGACTCTAGTGCGTTTGCACTGCACGCCGTGCCACTTCTCGATACACCCCTATTTAGCAAAGTGGAGACCAGTTTCCTGGTCTCCATAGAGGATCGAGTTTGCCCACTCTTTCCAGGCTGCCCCCGAAAGGGGGTTCTCGAGGAGCTTGTGGAGTGGGCTGGCCTGGGCGAAAGCAGCCTTGTAGCGTTTTAGGCTTTGCACAGTGCTTTCGCAGTTCATTGTGATGGCCATGTCCTGGTCGTAGTGTGACGGGAGGAACACGAATGGCAAAGCGGAACTCAGAGCCCGATTTGCATCAAGTGCGTTTAAACCGCGTTTCTCACAAACGCGGTACATGAACCTCCACACTGCAAGCTGGTTGGCTTCAGTGTTCTTGGGAATTCCATTGAATTCCACCTTGGCGAACGCGACCAGGTGTCGCACGAATCGTCCGTATTCCTTGATGAGGTACTGAGACACCTCTTTTTGGACGACCTTGCCTTCCTCGATGATCTCTGGAG